GTCCATTTTTCATCACACCAGATTGGAGTAGGAATCTGATCATTTTCAATAGGATCTTTGAAAGACAAAAACAAATCAAACTGCCCGTTGAAATAATCATTTGGCTTCTTTGTGAATGTTACTTCATAATCTGCGTTAAAAAGATAGTCCATCATAGGCTTGATGGAATCATCGTGATGCCAGTAATCGTGTACCAAAACAAATACTTTTTTACTCATAAGTCATACGTCCTTTCATCACCATTTTATGGCTACGTTTCTGTGAATTCTCGTTTTTTAGATGTGCGTTAAATTCCGATTTGTCGCTCAATTTTAAAAAGTAAACTAATAAAAGTATATCACAAACCTCACTGTCTGTCAAACCAATATTTATTTACGCTTTCCCCTTAATCAAACCGACAGCCTTAGCCCCCATAGAAACAGTATGACTAACACTCATCATATTGACCCTGACGCTCGTATCCAATCCATACATCTGCGCAATCCTCGGAACTTCCGTTGCCGACAAGCAAATTCCCACCGCAAGCAGAGCGTGCTGAGTGTAGGTCAGCAGTCCGAGATAGAGTATCGTTGTCTGCAAAAACGCCGTCAGACAGGTGGCAATAACTTGTTTGCACCAGCTGTAAAAACCGTCCGTGTAACCTCTCGGAATGCCAAAAAGATACAGACTTCCCACAGCAATCTGACACAGCATGATGCCGCCACGCTTGATGTTTGAAAACACAACTTTCACTGTACAATAGCCGAAAAGTATGATAAAAAACAGGCTGAACAGACTTACGTCCATCGCCAGTGCCATAATCACGGTCAGCCCCGAATCAGCTACTGTCGTTGTTGTTCCCGATATGAAATTTCCAAGCAAATCGCTTGAAAATGTACCCTGCAAATTAACGCAAAACGAGTAAAGTCTTTGCGGAACAACAGTAACCAAACTTGCCGCCATAAAGCCTTTCAGCACATTCAGACAAGTGTTTTTGATGTTCGCCTGACCAGATTCATAGGCTATCGCCGTGTCAAATACCGCTACGATAAGTCCGCAGACAAACAGCATCCATGCGAGACTGTGGAACAATGCTATGAACGACTGCACCCACGACAGAGCGAAAATACTGCTTGTGCTTGCATTGATAAATTCAAAAAGATCGGCTACTGCGCCGTAAATGAGGTTGAAAAGCCACTCAAACATAATATTCCATATCTCGTCGGTAATTGCGTCTACCGCAGAACCTACCGTGTTATCCCAAAGGCTTGATATTCCGTCGCCTATCCAGTCAATGGCGTCGCCGATCCAATCAAACATCCGCACCACCTCCTGCCTTTGTTATCTCGCCCTTTACTCTGTACAGCGAGCTGCGGCGTCCTCCTTGGATATGATAGCGAGGTATCCGTTCTAACAATCCACGGTTTTCAAGTTCCGTAAATGCACGATACACCGTGCTTTTGTGTATACTCAAATCTTCTGCTATCCTGCGCACAGAGGGAAAACATTCTCCGTTTTTATCCGCACGGTTTGCAAGATAACAGTACACAGCCACAGCCTTGTGGCTCAGACCTAAATCGTAAATTCTTCTCGGTAATATCAATTTGCATCAGCCTCCTCACGTTTTAATTTTCGCTTTTCTCATCGGAAATTCATCAAATTCTTCATCATCGACAGACACTTCAATTTCCGCAGCAACAGCTTTTTTCTGCGGATATTTAACCTCCACATCTCTGATTAATTCATCACGATTTTTGTAACAAACCTGCCTTGCTGTTTTATCAGGGAGACAGTATTCTTCCTCAAATTTAATCCCCCATTTAAAGAACAATTTCAGCTTTGAAATCATCGGGTGTGTTCCTGTTTTCATTACGATAAATTGACCTTTTGGCATAGATTTGAGTTCGTCCACAGTCATAAGCGGTCTGCCTATCATCTGAAGTGACTGTGATTTTTCCTTTCCGCACGACACAGAACCTGACAATACAGTTTGCTCTCCCAACGCTTTTGACAGTACTTCCGCTGATTGAGAATTTGGCGCAAAACCTCCGAACACGGTAAGCTGAGTGTTGTCGGTGATTATCTCCATGCCCTGTTTTCCGTAGTTCTGTTCAAGCTGTGCAAAGGACTGAATTATCGCAACGATTGATATTTTTCTTGAACGTCCTGCCGAGAACATTGCTTCAGCACCCTCTATCTTAGGAAAAGTTCCGAACTCGTCGCAGTAAAACATAACTCTGTTTTTAAGCTTTCCGCCGTTTTCATCTGCAATGACTAATATCTCACGGTATAGCTGTTGGATAAGCAGACTGACCATAAAGTACTTGCTTGTATCTTCTTCGGGCAGAACAATAAAGATAGCAGACTTTTCATTGCAGAACTTCTCGGCGTCTATCGCCGTTCCAAAGCACAGCATTTGTTCAAGTTCAGAATCAAGAAAACTGTTTAATCGTGATAATGCCGTACTCATTACAGACAGCATTGACTGATCGGAAGCGTTGAGCGCCGCTCCTGCAAGCCATTTGGCTTTGTGTTCGCTTGGGAGCTTGTCCATAAGCTTTGTAAAATACATCTTAGGCTTTGCTTTCGGCGCAGGCTGATACTTTGCAAGCAAGTCTTGGATCAGCTTAAAAACTGAGACAATAAGCCTTTCGTTTTTGTCGCCAAACTCCGCTAAAAGCAGGATAACCGAGGCAAGAAGTCCTTCCGCTGCGTCATAGAAAAATGCGTTCTGACCGTAGCTTGAGCTGTCACCTCCGCCGATATTGATAATTGTCTTTGCTGTTATCTTTGCATACTTTTCCGCTTTTGCTTTCGCAGATAAATTGCTTTTATCCGCCAGATATTCGTCCATATACTTGTTGACAAGATGCAGAATGTTGTTCTCATCACTTCGTGTCGGATTTCTCAGATCAAGCACAGAAACATTGTAGCCATAGTGCTTGCTTGCGATAGTGCCATAATTTCGTGCTATGTCGCCCTTTGTATCTGTGCTGACAAAGGACATTCCGCTTGCACAGGCAAGCTCTATATTTGGATACAAGAAGTAGGCTGTTTTTTCCACGCCTGCGGCGCCTACCATAAGAGTATGAACATCGCCCGTGTCTACAAGCGCAACAGTCTTTTTGCCCGAACCTCTGCACCCAACCACCGTTCCTTGAACAGTCGGAAGAGCCACGCCTTTACGCCATTTCTCAGGCTCAAATGGCAAAGGGATAAAAGTCTGCTTTATCTCCGATTTAGTCGCCCACCTCGCAGTTCCATGCTGACCGTCACCGATCTTTTTAGCCTTTATTCCGTTAAGTGACTTATTGTCAAGTAAATTTACCAATACTGCAAAAACAACAAAAATCACAACCAAAATTCCAATTAAAATCATTTGTTTTTCACTCAAAATTTCACTTCCAATCACCATAAAATACTCTTTCTTCTGTATTTAAATAACATAGTTAGTTTGTTATCTTCAAGGTATTGCGCTGTGAGGCGGAGGGTATCGCATTACCCGAACTCCATACACGGTTCGGGTTCAGAAATGATATCTATATCCTCGCACTGCTCCTGAATCGGTACACTTAAAGCTTTCTCAACCGACAATCTGACAGCACTATCCGCAAGCCGATACAGCAATTTGGCAGTCTGTACTGACTGTTCACGGGTACGGGCTGTCTGTTTAAGATCACGCAAAACCTCATGCACACAATCCTGCAAATTCCTTTGTTTTTGCGCCTTTTTGCCCTTGTCGGTGTAAGGCTTGTAACTACTCCCAAGCTTGCCTTGAAGCCTTTCAAACGCTTGATATTCGCTGTTTATTTGTTCGGTTTTGGGCATAAAAAATGCAGAGCCTGCCAAAGCATACTCAGCCAGATATTTGTATTGTCTGTTTTTTAACGTTGCATAGATCTGCGAGGTCAGCTTATCGGGACGGCATTTCAGATACCCAAGTTCACTCACTTCTTTCAGATATTCTTCCTTTCGCTTATGAGGAACAGCAGGCAAAAATTCCGCTCCGTTTTTTGCCTTTAAAATTTCGTTCCAATCTTTGAATTTAGGTGCAAGCCATTTAACGTTTGGATATCCGTTTTCTGTGAGTATATCCCGAAGTCTGTCAACAGCCTCGATTCCGCCCTCATCATTATCCACGCAAAGCACAATTTCATTGATGTTTGAGTGATTCTTTAACGCTGTTAAAACGGCATTTTCATAAACACCGTTCATGGCAATGTAGCTGTTTTTCTGCCAATCTTTCGGGTACAGTGTAAGAAAACTCATCATATCAATGGGAGCTTCAAAGACATAAAGTCGTTCATTTTCTCCGAAATGTGCAAAGCTGTAACGAGTGTCTGAACCCTCGCAGGTAATGCGAAAAGTTTTCCCGAAAGAATTGGTTGAACGCTTGCTTGCCTGTCTTGGAACTCCGTTTTCATCAAGCCCTACAAACACTGCATTGTGGTGCTGTTTGTCCTCATAAAGCGTATGCTGCTTTGCAAAATAGCTGATAATTTCGGGTTTAATGAACCGCTGCTTTATGAGGTAGGCAAACACTCTGTGCATATTTTCATTGGATTTGGGAAGCTTGAATTCTTTCGTTTTTTCTTCATGCACAACAGCTTTTGGAGGAGCGTGAGAGAGGAAAGTTATCGTCTGTCCTAACAATTCCTGCACCGCCGTCTGAAAATCCATATCATAGAATTCCTGCATAAATTTTATTGCTCCGCCGCCAACCTGATTTTTGTGGTCAAACCACCTTGAACCCGACATTGTGATGCTATCATGCTTGCCCGAACCGTCGTAGTAAATGAGTTTATGCTCTCTGCCGACACGTTCCAGTTTTTCGCCCCGCATACGCAAAAACTCCGCTAAATCTACGGAGTTTGCCATTACTTTTTGTTCGTCTGTAAATGGGATATATGGCATAACTACACCAGCCTTTAATACTTGACATTTTCCGCAAGCTTACCCATAAGCTGCGAAAAGCTCTGCCTTTCCATCATATCCGTACCAAGATATGCTCCTGATACTACTGTCAGCTTGTTCTCAGAAAGCACAGCATAGGTTTCCGTGTACCCAAACTGCGTCGCCATACCATCGGTTTTCTGAACGGAACTGTAACGCTGATATTTACCATTTGAATATACATTTGTTGTCATACGATAATTTGACACAAAATCGTCCTCAGTGACACCGCTCATCTGTGCGGAGGTTTGTCCAAAATAGTAATCCCCGAAGTTTTCAAGGATATATTCCATGTCGTAATCAAGCTGTGACTGAGACAGATCTATACACATCACATTCAACATACCGCCGCCGTTTTTACCTTTTAAAGTGACCTTATTCACTCCATTGAAATTATCGGTTTCGTTCTCAAAGGCACAGTCTTTCATCGACTCAGTAACCAATTCGCTTGTATCTGCAAAGCTGATATTTGAATCGAAAAACTCAGCGATAAAGGTATCGGACTTTACCTGTTCATTGTTGACGGTACTTTCGACCTCCGAAGAGACAGCCGAATCCAATACGGACTCGGCTGTTATCGGCGTTGTTGCGGTAGTTTCTGCTGCATTCTGTATTGGCGGACTGATCGTTCCGCAGGCGGTCATTGTCATTGCGATTGCCGCTGAAACCATAGCTGAATATATTTTTTTCATACACAAATTCTCCTTTTTAAACGATCGACCAGATATACAACGGAGCAGTCAAAGCAAAGATAAGACAGCCGAAAATGATAGCAATCGGCGTCCACTCCAACTGCCCGTGTTTGCGGTAATCCAAGTATGCCAGCGTTATCTTAACAAACAGCAAAACCGCCAATATCACGTCGATTACGGGGAACACGAAGTTGTTTACAACCGAAACCACCTGCGATCTTGCAGTGGTCCAAGTGCTTTGCACAGCTCCCGCAACATCGCCTGAAGCATAAGCAGTTAGCGACATCATAGCTGCAAAGCACACCGAACTTGCTGCTGCGATCAGTTTCTTTTTAGATCTCATTTCACATCATCCTTTCTCTGTTCCTTATCGTTCCTCTTGCATATGACCATACCGAAAGCCATAATAACCGCTGCGGCTACTAGATAAAGCTCAGCACTATTGTCTGCGGATACACCTGTATTAGGAGTATCTATTGTGACTGTAGGAGGAATTTCAAGATCAGGCGTATGCTCATCGTACATAACGACCTCCGTTACACTTCCGTCAGTATTCACAGTAAACTTTATCTCGCTTGCAATCTCATAACCGTCGGGAGCGATCGTTTCACGGAGCGTGTACTCCTTGCCTGCAATCAGCTTGCCCTCGATAAAGTGAGCCTCGTCTGTTGATACCCATTCCGTGGCAACATTTCCGTCCTCGTCAATAATCTGAAGCGTTGCGCCGGGGAGCTCCTCACCTGTAGTAATATCCTGCTTGGAAATTCTGACTTTTGTAGATTTATTCACAGCTTTAATTTCTATGACTTCGCCGTCCTCAGAAATTGTCACAGGGTAGCTTTCATCGCTGAGAATATATCCTGTGGGAGCTTCGATTTCCCTGACGATATACTCGCCGTATGGGATCTTGTCAAATTCAAAGTGTCCGTTTTCATCGGAAACAGCGGTCATATATGCGTTGTCAGCAGTAAACTCAGCAGTATCAACAGCAAACAGTCCGAACAAAGCATTTTCAAGAGATTTCTCGTTTTCATCAACCTTTTTACCGCTGATTTTTCCACGTTTTAAAGCATTCTTAAACTCGCCGCAATCAACAGTAACAGTAGTTACTTCCTGTCCCATATACTCGAAGTTTACAAGGTACTTTTTACCGTTCAGAACATAATGCTCATCGGTTGCAATTTCCTGAACGTAATACTTGCCGAAAGGCAGAGCAGTATCAAACTTTGCGGACATATTTTCAGCAAGACTTATTTCAGAAATCAGTCCGTCAGCAGGAATTACCGAGCCGTCAGCGGCGGTAATATTCTCGGCTGCGAACAGTCCGAAACGAACTCGGGTATATTCATCGGAGTTACCGATGTTAAATAACTCGTCCTTTTCCATGACCTTAGAAAGTGAAATTTCTACACCCTGATAATCGTTGACAAATGACGTATTTACGGTATCACGAACAGTAATTTCCTGTCCTGCATAGGTCAGTTCAACAAACTGAGATTCTGCGTTAAGAGCATAGCCGTCAGGGGCAGTAATTTCTCTGACTTCATACTTGCCAAGATACAAAAGGTCTGTTTCTGCATATCCGTTTTCATCGGTCGTGATCTCAGCTACAACATCGCCGGCATTTGCTCTGATCGTGCCGTCAAGCGTCACAATATCTTCTACTGCGATAATCTGAAATACTGCACCGGACAGATTTCCGCTTGCAAAAACGGGAGTGTAAGTTGTCGGATTTACAATAGTTTCGCAGTTTTCGTCCGTGTAAGCAGATGATGCTGTAGCGACCGTTGTAAAAATATCACCTGTTTTCTGAACAGAAATTCTGCCCTTCTGTGCGGTATTTGTTTTCTCCACAACTACGGTTTCCACTGAACCGTCAATTGTAAATGGAACAGGATTTTTATCAAGCACATAACCCTCCGCCGACTGCACTTCGTGAAGCTCGTAATCGCCGTAAGCAAGCTCGTTCGGGAGCATAAGAGAGCCGCTTTCGTCTGTATAAAATTCATCAAGAATCATCTCAGACGGATAGTAAATTTTCTGCGAAACATATTCGGAATTTGCACAATCCCAAACCTTGAAGCCGATTCCTGAAACGGGAATTACATTGCCTGTTTCAGCGTCCTTTTTCACGATTTTAACAAAGGATTTTTTCACTGCGTCATTGAGCAAATAGAAATATTCTTTTTCGTTTTCGCTGATTACAACCTCAAAATCCTCCATATATTCGGTGCTTTCCCAGCCCTTGGTCTGATGAACGACATAGATTCCGTAGGGGAGCTTTTTTGTCGCAGCATAGCCGTTTTCATCGCATACGAGATAGTCTTTTTCGCTGTCTTTTGCAGCTTCATAAGAGTCTGATGACTTGAGATAAACCTCAAACTCTGCACCGACTTCGGGAGTTTCGATCTGCGTTGAGCCGTCATCGGAATGCTTGATGATAGCAATATTCCCCTTGATCACGTCCTCGGTCACTGTCATAGAAATGGGGTTATGCTCAATGGAATAATTCTCAGCTTCTGCACCAACCGAGTACACAGTTTTGTCAAGCAGATAGCCCTCGCTTGGTGAAATTTCCTGAACCGTGTAGTTTCCGCAGACATACTCTTTTGTCTTGAAATATCCGTTTTCATCTGTGGTGTATTCGTCTATCAAAACACTGTCTTTAAACACGCCGTAAACCGCTCCCGCAAGGCTTGCATCGCCTTGTTTTTCAGCCTTTTCCGAGTCTTTTTTTGTAACTTCCAAAGTGAATTTTTTAAGCACATTTTCAAACGTTACAGAGGTAGTTTCATCAGCTGTCAAAGTAACCGTCTGACTGGCAGGAACAACATACTTTATGGGAACGTTTTTTTCAGAAATCGTGTAAACAATTTTCTGATTGTTACTGTCGTATACGGGGATATCGGAAAGAATTGCAACACCGTCAGAACCGGTTTTTATGCTGTAAGTCTTGCCGTTACCTGTGACAGTAAATTCTCTGCCTCCGTTCTGATTATCCTCAGACTGCTTGTTGATCTTAATAGAACCTGTTTTGAGTTCGTTGTTGAACTTTACATTGACAGTCAGATCAACGTCGCCGTCGGTAAGCTTGACATTCTTCGCCTTGGGAGTTTCATATCTCGTATCTACGTTGATTTCGGATATGGTATATGAAATTGCTTTTTTACTTGTAAGATCGTATACGTTAAGACCTTTAAACTCCGCAATTCCGCTTGAATTTGTCTTTGCCGTCTTGGAGTGAGATTTTCCGTTCTGAGTCCATGTTACTCTAAATTCACGCTGACCGATTATACCATCCTCGGCAGTTTTATTGATTATGATGTTTCCTTTAAGATAATCCTCGGTAACATTTACGTTTTCATTTGCATTAAGTGCAAATACTTCAGTTGATAGGCTGTAGCCTGTAGGTGCTTTGATTTCTTTAACATAATACTGCTTATTCGGAAGTTCAATCGAGCCGCTTCCGTTTTTATCGATTTTGATTTCTCCTGCTTTGTTTTTGCAAGCTTTATCAGTGTATACGCCGTAAATAGCCTGTGAACCGTCAATAGGACTGATACCATTGATCTTTACGGTATTATCAGCTTTATAGACTTTTGTAATAGTAAATTTCACATCTTTGGATGTGATCCTGAACGCCGACATATTCATGACAGTCGCAGTTTTACCGTCGGTCTTGTTATTGATAACAACTCCCTCAGAGCCGTTAGCCTCGATTCTCCAATGCCTGCCGCCTGCACCTTTTCCGTCACCGACTGTTTTGGAATTGATAAGACTTTCTGAAACGCCGATAGACTTAAGATAGCTTACTACCTCGTTTCTTGAATTGAATTCACCCATGTAAATCCACGCATGATCTTCGCCATATGGATTCTGAGCCACCACTACCGAACCGGGAGTAATCGTCGAACCGTCGGAACACTCCCAGTATGGACGGTCTGTGGTCTTGATGTTTTTCTTTTCAACATCGATCTTAGAAGTTTTACCGCCGTAGCTGATAGTGCAGTTGTCGTTTACCGACAGCCAGTGATCGGTATCAACGGGAACAGGATTATTCCATGAAAAACCCGATGTTTTGTATCCAAGCTGTGTCAGCGTATAATACACAAGTCCCGAACAGTCGATACCGAGATTGTTTATCGTCCGTACCGACAGCGGAGTATACTGACCCTGATTGTATGCGTACCAGTATCCCTTATTCCCAAATGTATACGGAGAACCGAGAAGCGTCGCCGCCTTTGCGATCACCGTATCGGAAGACGGAAACGCAGAGTTTTCGGTCGAAGTACTTGCGGCATTTGCTGTTATCGCTCCGCTCACAGATGAACCGAGCATAGAAAAAGCGCAGAGTCCTGCCATTAACCCTGCGCTGAGTTTTCTCAATATTTTTGATTTTGTTTTAAACATATATTGCATTTCTCCTTTTCATTTTTGCAAAGAAAAAGAGCCGAAATTTCTTCGGCTCTCTGTTTATTAGTATTTCGTTTTATTCGTGTAATTCTTCATAGCTATAATCGCTTATCATTCTTCCATCCGCAATATGGTTTTCATCAATATCAACAACCTCTGTAAAACCATAGTTGTAGTCAAGAAAAGCGCCTGCCTGAGTATCAAGAACATACCATATTCCGTCAACTTTCACTATATTGGCAACGTGTCCGTATATTCCTGAGTCAGTCCAGCAAGCATAGCAATCAAGCCCTATACCTTGACAGATTAGGTATGTCTTGTATGAATAATTCACGCAAGTACCCGAACCGTTTTCAGTCATCCAGTTGTATACCGCTTCTGCCTTGCTGTAGTCAGAACCATCATGCAATAAGTTTCTGCCAATACCCATATACCTTTCTTCCTCAGTAGGCTCCGGTGCAGGCGGTTCAGTCTGCGGCTTTGGTGTAGTCGTAGTCGGCGGATTTGTCACCGCAGGCTTTGCCGTTGTAACCGGAGGAGAAGGGTTGTTATTCTGAGGCTTATTGTCAGACGATTGGTTATTCTGTTGCGCACCGTTATTGCTCTGATTGTTATCGGGCTGCTGATTATTCTGTTCAGGCTGATAATTTACCTGACCGTTGTTATTCTGAACAGCATTGTTTTGTCTCTGATTCGAATTGCCGTTCGCATTTAATGAACTGAATTTTTGGGTCGTAGTTACTGTGGTACCCGTCGGCTTTGAGGAAGAGGATACCGTTTGCGAATTCTTTCTCGTAGTAGTCGTGGCTTCGCTTGTATTCTTTTCTTCTTTTGCCGATGAAGTTTCCGCAGTATCTTCGCCAGCCGTGCTTTCGGAAGCAATTGCTGTAGTAGTTCCCACTTTGGATTCTGTATCGTCTATCTGTCCGCAAGCCGTGAGCAGCAGACTGCATACAGCTAAGATCGTTATTGCTTTTTTCATGGTATCACCCCGATAAATTTGTTTCTTTAACGATAGCATATAACCGCCGCAAAATCCAGTGATTTTTGGTTTTTCTACCTATTCAATAAATTAAAAAGCCAATCTTTGTACTACATTGCTATCTCAGGCTCAGGTTTATCCGCTGGTCCGTCCGCCATTTCCTCATCGGGAGTATTTTCTACCTCAATTTCCGTAGCCTGCATTTGCTCCAATACGATAATGGGAGTTTCAAACATTTCGGAATATTTCTTGATCTGATCATCGGTAAGTGAACAGCTGTCCCATTCGCCGTATTCGTTCATATAATTTCCTGAAACAAAGAAAGTTCCATGTACAAGAACATTTCCCACAATACGATTAGGCTGTGAACCATTAAGCAGGAATTCATCGTTGCACCAAGCAATCGCAGTTTCTTTCGGCTCAAAATATATAGGTTCGATACACCCTCCGACTATTGCCTGCATATCGTGAATATCATCGCCGATTTCCTTTTCATACGGCGCTTTTTCAGGCTCAATAACAAGTATTTTCATTTACAAAACCTCCTCATCTTCATTGCAATAATCCCACAGTGGACACTCGTTACAGTCATCATACATTGAACATGTTCGCTCTATTTCTTCCTCCGAGATACCGCAGTCACGGCGTTCTGTTTCAGGAGCATTGCGCCATATCGTAAGCGTCACTCCGCTATCATCGCACTCCGTTTCCACGCTTACGGGATTTTCGTTTTCATCAAAAAGCCCCGAAAATACGGTAGTTCCGTTGGTTGTGAGTACCTGTGCAAAAATAATCTTTCTCATAAAATTATACCTCCAAATTGTCTGTTTCATCGTCAAACAGCGAAAGCTGGCGAACCGCCTGTAATCTCTCGCTTGTATCGTAATTGGATATGAGCAGCTCCGCATACTGACAGCCGCCGTCGTATCTCTGCGCCAGATTATTCAGTCTGCTGATCTCCTCAATGTGAATATTAGGCTTATCCCATATCTCACGGATTTCTGGACAGTCATTGTAGGAAACAAGAAACTTGCCCTTGATATCCATTAGCGAATCCCTGAGCCTAATATGATCCTTGGTTTTAAAACCAACGTCTTTGTAGTAGTTTTCGGTTGCAAAGTACGGTGGATCGCAATAAAAAAAGCTGACAGGGCGGTCGTACTGCCGTATCAGTTTTTCAAAGTCTTTATTCTCAACTACTACCTTCTGCAATCTCCTTGCTGCCAAGTCTATCATCGGGAAATCCGACCATATTGAATGCGGCTGACTGCCGAAGCTGTCAAGTCCACTTGCGTAGCTGTAACGGATAAGCTGATAAAACTTCGCCGCCCTGTCAACATCACGAAATCTGCTGAACAGACCTCGCTTATGAAGACTAGCAATCCAGTCGAAATCTTCACGAGAATCGAGGACATAACGAAGCTTGTACTTCAGCTTATTCGGGTTATCCCTGACACAGCGATAAAGATTTGCAAGATTTCCGTTAAAATCGTTGTATACCTCAAAATCCATACCGGGCGGTTTATGGAATAAAACCCAGCCTGCACCTCCGAAAACCTCGATATATCGTTCATAGTAAGGAGGAAAGCGAGCAAGCACGTCGTCCCTGAGAGCTTTTTTCCCTCCCACCCATGACATAAAACTATTCATGTTTTCCCTTTCTGCCGTATGCCAATGACAGAAAGAAAGTCGCTTTGCTAATTACAGAAGTTTTCTGTCATTGGCAAAACGACTTAATTAAATATTAGATTTTACGCTTAAATATTTGATTTTACGCTGTTTTCAACCCTTGATGATCGGATCGACGTAGCTGAAAATTATTCTTTTCTGGTCAAGATAGCCGTTGGCTTTATTGACCTCGTTGCACAATTCCTTGTACTGCCTTTCCGAAAGTACGGGCTTTGTGGCTCTCAGCATTGCAGGAATACTGCCGAGACAAAACTTGAAGTCCACTTTAGCTTTAATTCTGTTTGTGTGCATCACTTACCTCCTTGTCCAGACGTGCGATCTCTTTTTCAGCTGCCTTAAAAGCCGCAGCAAGGCTGCCGACCGTCAGTCCGATAATCCCTCCGATTATCATTCCTGTGAATAAATACACCATTACATCATCTCCATTCCTAAATCTTCGGTTTCTTCCATAGGACTGCAATCTTCATTCTGTTTTTGTTCTTTTTCCGAAACAAAACCGCCAAGTCTGTTCGGAACATAATCGGAAAGCCATGTACCTCCGAACTGCTCGTGTGTATGCAATCTCCACATTGCAAGCTTACCGATATCAAGCTGAACGTCATCAAACGGAAACAGCAAACAGGTAAGATCCTCATTATGAAAGCTATACGCCTTTTCAAATCGACTTTCATTCTGCAATATTCCGATTTCGGTCAGCATATCGTTTATGCCGTCAACCCATTCTTTAAGGTCACCGCCGCAGCCTTGCAGGATAAGAGCCTCGCTGTTATTCATTTTTCTCAGATCGTGTAAAGAAACACTTATTATCTCCATTATTGCAAAACCTCCTTCCCATAATATTTCTTCAGCAAATTTATGACGAACTGCTGCCCCCTGCCCGTAACAAACGTCTGCTGATAAGTCTTTGTCATAGTCGCAGTTTCAAACACCGACTCCTTTACGGAAAAATATCCGCGGTCGATAAAAGCCTGATACGGCAGATTGTTTGCCATAAGCACACCTTTTCCTTTCAGCCAGCCGTAAAGCTTGTTTCTGCCGACGGGGATATTTTCTGCTCTCGCAAGCTTTGCCATTGCGTTCATGTCGATAAGATTATCGGTATTTGACACCTGATTTGCAAACTCCACCAGTGGCTGATCGTGACGGATACGCTCGTTCAGCTTTCCTATGATCGTCATTTGAATTCGGAACAGGTCACGGTACGGCTCGTCGAGAAACGGGAGGTAGTTTTCTATAAACATTTCTTCGTTGCTGACGTAGCCGCCTGTTCTCCTCAAAGTTGGTAAAATCGTGGCTGTGACCCAACGCCTGAATTCTTTGGCTCTCGGAAGCTTGCTTGAAAGTACCAGACTGTAAAGTCCGCTTTCGTTAATTATCATCGTATTCTGAGTACCCGTAGAACACCCGCCCTGAATCGGGGCGAGTGCCTTATCTTCGTTGTCAACATGAGCGTTAATCGCATTTCTTGGCTTAGAATATCCAAGGCATTCCGCAACATCTTTTCCTACAAGCCACGGTTCGCCGTCCTTAATGACTGTTCTCACTTTTCCGAATTCGTCATTTTCAAATATTTTTATCATATTCTTCATTTGCGTTTTCCTCCTCGTCAAATTTCAGTAAATTTCTTGCAATAGCTTCAACCACATTTACCGTAATTGAATTTCCTGCCTGCTTGTAAAGCTGTGCGTCGGACATACCTGCTTCAGCGACTTTTTCAAACTGCTCTTTTGTAAATCCCTGCAATTTCCAGCACTCCACAGGCATAAGCCTGCGGATTCTGCCTTTGTGTACTATTCCGTGTCTGTCCGTAACCGTGAGCGTAAACATCGGTTCATTAGGTTCTTTTATTCTGCGACCGTTCTGTCGGGTAGTTTCCTTAAATGGGTTGATTATCGCCCTAGGAGCTTCTTCAAGCACTCCCGAACGTTCGCCTTTGTGAGTTTCGTTTGTTACTCCCAAATCCATTCTTGTATGCAGACATCGGGCATTTTCTGTAATCTGCGGATTTTCGTTCAAATCACAAAAAACAGCGGAATGTTCTCCTCTATGATGAGATACTCCGCTGTTCTGACGTGCGGTAACACATCTTGCAATGTCTGTCATCTGAGGATCGGGATTGCAGTCTATGAAATAAAGTCCTGTTTTACCTCCAAGACCGCCCGAACCGCTGCATTGAGTAACAGCAGTGCCGTCCGTAGAATACACACGCTGTCCCTGTGAACCGCCAATCAGCTGTTCAGGTTTTCCTTTTTCGCAATTTTCCTCATCATTTCCTCCGAAAGCCAGTATTTCTGAGGGACATCTGTCTCCAAGATATCCGATAAGGAACAGCCTTCTTCTTGACTGCGGTATCCCGAATCCGGCAGAGTTAAGCACACGCCAGCACATACTATACCCCAGTTCAGAAATCTTTTCAAGGATGATTCTGAAACATTCCCCCTGCGATATACCAAGCAGGTTGGGTACGTTTTCAGCGATAAAGTAACGGGGGCGCTTGGCTTCAAGGATTTGGATATAGTTAAAAAACAGGTTTCCTCTATCGTCCTCAAAAGCGAGTCTTTTGCCCGCAGCACTGAAACTTTGGCAGCACGGGCCTCCAACGAGCAGATCAAAGTCCGGCATACTTCCGTAATCGATTTTTGTGATGTCCTCATAAAAAATCTCCCCCTTTGTGTCATACAGCGTTCTGTAGGCTTTCTGCGCAAACCGGTCGATTTCACACCATCCTATGCACTCAAATCCACCTGTCTTTTCAAATGCCGAGCGGAATGCACCTATTCCTGCGAATGCTTCAAAATATCTTATCATTTATCACCGATCCTTTCTTGTTTGTGTAATAAAAAAACGGCTAAGTCTTTTTCAAAACTTAACCGTTACATTGACATTTCCATTTCTTCGGATTCTTCAAAACCCTCAGTTTCTGTGATTTCTTCAGATTTTTCCTGCTCATCCGCCATAGCCTGTTCCTGTTCGATTTTATGAAACTTATCCACATCGGGGATAACGCCAAGCGTTCTTCCGTTATCAAATTTACAGTGCAGAGTACCCGCATCGTCCACAAATTGAACTATGCCTTTAGTACCTGGTGGAATCGGACGGGGATCGTTATCCATACTGTCAAGGCATATCCGAGTTCCTTCGGGATATCTCTGCCTGAGCATTTCTACCTTCTTTTCGTTGTAAATCATATAACACCTCACATCGTCATTCCCATATCGGGTTCTTCGGTCATGTCCTCGGTCTGACTGCTGTTCATTTTTTACTTGATCACCTCCAGTCGTTTTAGATTCCCTTTTTATAGTATATTTGTTATCAAGCCTCCTTTGAAATAAAAAAAGACCGCTTTGTCGTTTATCACATTTCGTGATATTTGACAAAACAGCCTTCTAAACTTTGTGAATGTTTTTTCATAAAAAATCGGCAGGCTTAGAGCAAAATATACTCAAAGTCTGCCGTTATGTTCGATATTTTTTGTTGTGTAGGGTTCGACTCCCTTTTTTTCGTGAAAACTGGTGAAAAGCATCCACGGTTTTACATTAAAATTTTTTGTTTTCTAAATATCAAAAAAGCCCGTAAACACGGGCTTTTTAAGGTGAGTATCCATTTGGTATCACCAATATGGTTGCGGGAGCTGGATTTGAACCAACGACCTTCGGGTTATGAGCCCGACGAGCTACCGAACTGCTCCATCCCGCGATATTCTACTGTTTTTCACTGCTCTCTCCTGAGTGCTTATTTATTATATCACAAATGAATGTGAATGTCAATACCTTTTTTGCAATTTTTTTATTTTGACTGAAAACTCTTGACTATTGTATCCAAATCGGGTATAATATATACGATATCGGGGTGTGGCGCAGATTGGTAGCGCGCTACCTTGGGGTGGTAGAGGTCGTCGGTTCAAATCCGGTCACTCCGACCAATATGTAAAAACGGCTTTCCGCTATTGTGGAGAGTCGTTTTTAGTTGAATAGTGCTAAAGATTTTCAAGTGCAATAATTTTTTCATGTAATTCAGACGCAAAATTTTCAAGAGCAGACTTCGACCAAATTAAATTCGATTGATTTTTTTCGAGTAAATCAAGGGTATAACTATAAGCGGCTTGATAAATATCATATTCGGATATAGCAGTAAGATTAATCATACCTTTTTCATAATATGAATTCATTGCATACATAAGCTGAAAGCATATCCTACTTAGTTTTTCTTCATTTTCTTGTGCAGTGACATCATAAGGGTTATTCTCTAAAATAAGACCTTCCTTTACCCATTTTGCATCGTAAACACGATACGCAAAAGCAAGAATATAATAATTATCAATAGTTTCAAATTTCTCCATTTTAATCAACCTTTCTGCGGTATTATACGCTTTCCTTAAAATTTTTCAGCTTGGCGGATAAGTTCAAGATAATACCGATATTCATCAATAGAAAAAAGTTCAACAAGAAAAAAAGCAAACAAAGTAGCACGAACCTCAGAGCCTGAAGTCAACTTTTCAGTAAGGAATGCGATTTCATTGTTCATTTTTTCTTTTGCGATATTTTTCATATGTTCAATAGTCATTTTCAAAAATCCTTTAAACTTGACATTTAATAAAATTTGTGTTATACTCGGATTTACAAAGCGGAGGATATCCGAGTTTGTGTGTGAATATGTAGTCGGTGTATTTTGACGGATTGCCGACTACATTTTTTTATGCTTCTTCAAGCATTTGTTTGAGTTCGTTAATCAGCTTTGATAAAGCTTCATATTCGCAATCAGCATGAATGTTCAGAGCCTTGTCTATTATAATTCTAAGCTGTTCACGCTTTGCATACTTTATCGCAAGTTCTGTAGCTGTCGGCATATTCTGCATTATCCTCACTCCTTTCAATTTCCTCCGCTGTGAAAGTTACCTTTATCTCTTTCACTATATATATTATATCATATATGGGCACACATTTCAATTGACATTTTAAACAAATATATGGGAGCATATTTGTTTATTTTATATGGTGACACATACAACGGAATAATGTATAATAATTCAGAGGTGATAAAAATGTTAACAGAAGCAGAGAAAAAAGCAGTAGCCAAGTATCACGCAAAGCTTGACGAAATCAAGGTACGAGTGCCAAAAGGCAAGCGTGAAGTCTACAAAGCCCATGCAGAACGCAAGGGAAAGAGCCTGAACGCCCTTATAATTGAACTACTCGAAAAGGATATGCAGGAAGAAGATTAATCTTCTTCCTGCTTTTGCATATAGCGAACGGCAGGAGCAGACAGCAAGACTTGTGCATAGTTACTCAGATGTCGAACATGTAGCCCATTCGTTCAAAAGTTCTGCCCACAGCGAGTTCGACTTTACCACCCGAATGCTTTTGAACGAAAAAAAGAAGCAAAAAACATACACAGGTAAGTATTAATCATCATAACAAGGTACAGAGCAATTCTCACAAGCAGGAGAATCTGTAAGATAAAATATACATTCCTCACAGTGGGCATAACAGCAACAGTTATCATAATCGCATACCTTATCGGCACATTCGCCATGATCGGTATTTTCTTTACACCAAAAATTAAACTCTTTCATTTTAAAAACTCCTTTATTATTCAAATTTGAGATTATTCACAGCTTTGCACATTCAGAAATCATTCTGAGAAAAACGCTCTTTAAGCTTTTCAAGATTAATGACATACAATTCAGACAAGATACACATTGAATTCATCAGACGTTGACGTAATTCATTAATATCATCAGTAACGCACATACGATTTATACAACCTTCGAGCATATCAACGGAATTCATAGTTTCTTTGTGTTTTTGCTCCGTATAAAATTTACTTTTCATTTTAAAAACTCCTTTATTATTCAAATTTGAGATTATTAACAGCTTTGCACATTTGGTTGAAATTGCTATGTACATAACGCTGGGTAGTTGTTATATCAACGTGTCCGAGCAATGCTCTGAGGGTTTCGATATCTGCGCCACACTGAATAAGATACGTTGCATAGCTATGTCTAAGCTTGTGCGGGGTGAGATACTGTAAATCAGGATACTTTGTTTTTTGTTGCTCATAGAACATTCTATAAAGCCTGTTATAACGTCTAAGGGATATTACTGTATGCGTTATAGGTGAAACGAACAGAAAGCCGTCTGAGACGTCCTGAGAGCGTATCTGATGAAGAATAGCTATTGCATTACTATGCAAGGGGATAAGCCTATCACGGCGAGATTTTGTGGTCTGTACAATCCTATCACCGCATGAAGTATGTACGAGTGTCTGACAGACTTTAAGATATCTATTATCAAGGTCAATGTTATCCCAACTAAGGGCGAGAAGTTCACCACGGCGGAGACCTGTCCACAAGTCAAGCTGAAACATTCTGCAAACTCTACTATCATCATCAAAAAGGTGTACGAGATTATCGGGGCTGAAATATTCAGCTTCTTTTTTTATACGTTTTGGAGGTTTAACATAGTCGCAAGGGTTTTTGTCACAATAACCATTAACTATAGCTTCACGGAATACACGTTTAAGTAAGAAATATGAACGTCTTTGACGATCATTACTGTAAGATAGGGTGGATTTAAGACAATTCTGAATATCAATAGGCTTGACCTCTGTAAGCTCCAAATCGGCTATATAACCGAAGTGTTTTTGATTTATATAGTAATAGTCCTTATAGCAATCATAGGCTATCACATCAACGCAATATGCGTTATAGAACATCTCAAACCATTCTTTAAAAATCATAGGACATCATCATTTCCATTCTCTTTAAGATATTGAAGTATATCATTGCAGTTCTTTTCGACTTGACTTGAAAAGGTGAAACTACTTTCATACTGATAACAGACATTAGCACGAGGGGGGGAGACTATCGGCAAATCATCTTTGAAATCTGAATTGCAATAGATCTCTTTAGTTTTACGAACAATGTTCTTGCTACTCCAGAAGAATTTACCGAAGATTTTTTTCACGTCTTTAGTAATATATTTTGTGACGTAAAATGCTAAATTAGACATCTGTCCGTAAGTCTGAATAGCAGTTGAAAATCCATATTTCCAATCAGAAACATTATACACTACAGGCAAATCAGATATATCACAGCCGAGTTTATCACATATATGCAGGCGCTTTATAGTATCTATTTTAAGGGGCTTGTCATGACCCCTAACAAGACGTGTACCACTATCAACAAACTTAAAGTCACAATCGTTTATAAGAGCGTGGCAATGTATACCACCTTTTTTGTGATACTCAGGAACAAGGACATAACGCAAGCCTTTACGTTGAACAGCATTATCAAACCAACGTTTCAAGGGCTTAAAGACTTCCCGAGGGTCGGAGCGGTCAAAATCTTTACCGCTAAATGTTATAGTAAGAAAGTACTTCCAATCATTCTGATAAACAATATCAAAGATACTTTGCTTTGCTCTTTGAACACTATCGGAACGAACTTCACCGCTTTGTGACTGCTTATCTTTAAACTTGCGAGTATCAAGCATATCAAGCGTTATGTTTCCGTTTTCGTCCTCATACTCAAAATAACATATGTAATTTTCACGAGCCGTTTTTAGTTGCTCTTGTCTTGAAAGTTCGTCAATACTATGTTCATGCTTGCAGTGATACTCAAATGCAGGGTCTTTAAAAATGTGTCGGTCAGAACGTGTTATAGTGTAACTGCCGTCACGATATTCCTTTATCTTTGTATTGCACTTGACCTCTTTAGAGGACGTTTTTAAGGGCATTTTTAACACCTCATTTTTAAAAATGAGTACTTTTTGTGGCTAATATCAAGTAATAGCCACACGCACCGCAGGGCGGCGCAAGCGCTCGCCCCTGCGGTCGCTCGTGGCTATACGCCACGCCTTTTTCGCAGGCTTCTGCTTGTCTTTCTATCGTGCATTATGTCACTTGTGACATCTAGTCCACGATTGGCAAGTATTTCCGTATCAGTAATATACTCCTTATCAAGCATATTATCTACAAGCTGAGAAGTATCATATAGCTGTCGGCTCTGATTAGTCTGCAAATACAAACGGCTGTAAAGCTTTTTCGGCATATATGACTTATTCTCAGTATACGCTTCATACTCGTCTATATCATAGGTTTTGACCTTGATAAGACGTGTATAAGGGTGACGAAATGTAGCACGGCACGTTGACACTGTAGCCGTTATATCTCGTATCTGCTTATCAAGCAGATTGAAGCGTTGAACTGTAGCAAGTATCATCATTTTGCGCTTTCTACATTGACAAAGGTGTTGAAAGAGCGGTTTTGGAACGGCTCTTTTACCACCTGAAAAATCTCGTGAATTGAAGATAGTACCTATCTCATCAATCACAACGATACAGTTTTTAGGAGCGTGCAGGATATCTTGTGCGGAATTAAGCTTGTATATATTCGTCCACTCAGGGAAGTTTTGAAGATTGATATTTGTAAGTATAGACAACTGAGGATAACGCACACAATAGTTATATGCTATCTGAGCAAGGGTTGACGTTTTACCGGTGCCGAATTTACCGGTATAGAGGTGTATGCCCCAACCTTGAAAAATAGCGGAATTATTGAAATATGCACCGAAAAGGTGGTCATACACCTCATAGGTGATAAAGGGCGGTATTTGTTTTATGTAATCAAATAGTATCATAACATTAATCCTTTCTAAAATAATCAACAAGATGAAAAACAGAAAAAATAAAATGATGTATAATAATCTCCAAAAGAATAAACAAAACAAAGCCAAATAAAGCAGTTTGTTTAGGAGTAGTAAAGGGATATGAAATAATACTATTAGAAGTAATTACATAAAAAACTATAAAGGGAGCAATGAAAAAATAAGTATCAAGCATACAACACAAAAAGTTAATTATATGAAATAGTTTTCTATTCATGTAACACCTCACACAGCACTTGCACAACGTGTCATGCGTATCATCACATTATAGAAAAACTTGCAGAAGATACAGAGCATAACCACAGCGAATATAAAAGCCATGCCGAGAAGCAAAGCGTCATATCTATTCATGACTTCTTGCGAGAGATCACAGCCCATTGACTTTAAAAGCTGAAAAAATGGGTTATTTTCATCAAACACTATGTGTACTTTCATTATCGTTCACCTCACAATCATCAGATTCAACCGCAGGAACGGCTTTTATTTCAACATCTTCACCGAACATCAAAAACTCAATAAGCTGTTTTCTGTTTCCGCTGAACTCATGTTCAGCTTTAAAGTTTCTAAGGTCAGTGAAGAAACCTATAACACCACTTATAGTACAAACCAAAAAGCAGACAACGAGTATAAACAAAACCAAGTTAAGCATTTTTCTACCTCCTAACGAGCCATACAAGAGAAAAAATCATCAATACGGCAAGAACAAAACATATTATATTAACCATTATAATTACTCCTATCGTTTTAAAAGATATATAATGAAAGCAGATGAACAGGATAAAATCATACTGCCGACAATAACAGAACCAAGAGAAAAAGTATAAGAGCCAAAATCAAAAGTATAAGACATACAGAGAGTTAAATTATAAAAGATAGCTTTGAAAGCATAAATAATATCCATACACACCACCTTATTTAATTAGGTTAGAAACAGCATTAAAAATATACTGAGAAATGTTACGGCAGGCAGTGAAGCCAGTTGAAAAAATCGTTTCAAGAACAGCGTCAGGGATAAGATAAAACAATATAGCAGATACAAGAATAGCAACTACACGCATAATATACCCCCTTATTGAATGACATACTTAATAAGTGCAAGTGTGAGAAATGTAACAAACCATGCTGTAAAAGTAGCAATAAACCAATCAGGAAGAATACGGATTGAAGCAGTTAAAAACTCAAAATATGAGCTAGAGGTTGAAAAAATAGATGAAAAATCAGTATAATCAACACTAGCAAAATTTTTAGAAAAAGTATTATCTTTATCATGCTTCTTCTGTTCTTCAAGTGTGCGTTCTTCTGATAAAGTACCGTCTTTATTTACTGATTGATAAGTACCAGGAGCAACAGGACTTTTTGAAAAATCAAACGGATTTGTTTTAATCATATCAATATCATTGCCCTTGCCGTCTTTAAGCGGAACATATTTCGGATAACTATCAAAACTAAATTGAGCAGTATAAACAGAATAACAATCAGATTTTGAAAAATAATCAAGATAACCAGTATCATCAGTGTCCCATTTATCAACATTAATATAATCAATATTATTAAAGTTAACACCATTAGGACCTCTATCAACACTATAAGCTGATTTAAAGCTACCATTAAAAACAGATTGACCGCTTTCCGTAGGGAATAAAGTTTCACAAGTAAGGATAGAATTAAGAACGGATATAACTTCAAACTTTTCTGCATCTATATTTTCAAGAGGTATAGAAAGCTGATAAGTAGGCAAATTCTTTATAACAGCCTGATATTTTTTATAAGAACAATTTTCAGAAGCTATATCAGATTGCATTGTATGCTTAAAATATTCATTGAAGTCTACAGTAAAGTACGGATACAAACCATTAGCATAAACAGCTGTACTAGTTGAGCCGTCTATATCTCCATTATCTCTATCAATGATACTATAACGTTGTTGAGATAGATATGTATAAACACTGTTTTGTGTAACAGTTCTAAGAGGTTTAGAGGGATCAGACAACGAAATAAAGTAAATACACTTTGACTTACCACAACCAGTTAAATCAAAATCTTTTGCAACATCAAGAGTATTTAGAATAGAATCAAGTATCATTTTTATACTAGCACTATCATAAGTACCTACTTCTTTATCACCTAACATTTCAGCATAACGGCGTATATACCAATCAAGATAATCTTGATTAAGTGTCAAAGTAACATCTATAGACTTTGTTTCATAATCAGAAGTTTTACGTTTAAGATTAAGTTTCAAGTCTGGACTATATGTAACAGTAAACGGAGCAGGAACAGCGTTAGGGTCAGGGGGTTCTAACTCGTTTTCTAAATTGTCAAAATCATATACTTTTGTATGGAAATATACTTTAACAGTTGATTGAACATAGTCATTAAGATTTAATAAACCTTTACATTCAGATTTTGTAAAACCACTAGGTTTAGTAACATTCCAACCGCCATAACCAACAGATTCAGTTTTATTATCAGAAGAATCGAATTTGAATAAAAGACGTTGTGAATCATACTCATAATTTGAACCAAACAAAAATTGATTATTTGTAAAGCTATAATATGCAATAGCGGTAGGGTCAAAATAAAGAATATTAGTTTCTGATGTGCCGTCAGATTTTTTACCATAAACAGCAATATAATTATCAGTTTTAGAGATAGTTGAAGAAAAATTGTTATAAACATCAGTAAAATGCGGAATGTCAGAAGATTTACTAACAATATTCCATTTAACGCTTGACAGGTCGTTTTTAGTTACTGTATCATCAGCAAACGCAGGAACGGCACAACATATCATCACAACAAGTGCAGAGATCATACACAACACTTGCTTAATCTTTTTTCTCAATTTATCAACTTCCTTTCAAAAAAATTAAGCGGAGCAATTTGAATTACTCCGCTTATGTAAATGGTTTTGCTTATACAGCGTGTCTGAACTTTGCGAAAAGTCCTGCACCTGAGCCGAGAAGAGACAGACCTACAAGAATTGCAATAGGTACGTTGCTTGTCATAGCATCCCAACAAGAACCAAAAACAGTAACGGCATTACTAAGCATTGTTGTTACAGCTTCCATTATTAGCAAAACTCCTTTCTTATTAAATTTTTATAACAGCGGTTTCACCGCTAATTATTTTGTGTTGCGGTGAAGTGTTCCGTCTGCATTAATTACGGTGATATCAACAAGCTGAGAACGTCCGTTAAAAATCTGATAGTTCAGCATAACATCACAGCCGAGCAACTTATTGAAATCTTCCGAATTTCCATTAAGTCTGATTGCATTTTCGGTCGGAATTTTCAGCGTATCGACCATTTTTCCATGACAGTCGGGGTTATCAACTTCCTGCAGAAGCTGAAAGACGACCTTTTCAGGGCTGTTTATCTGCTTGCCCTCTATTACTCCGTTAAATGCTTTCTTTTTTGTCCAGCCTACAATAGTTGTTTTCATGTTTTTTCCTTTCTGAGGTTTTTCGGCTTTTCCTCGTGCCTTTTCCTTTGTGTTTCTTTTTCGTGTCCCTTTTGCCCCTGCTGGCGCTGGGGCGGAACGGCAAGCGACTTCATTCGCTTTGCTCATGAATTCCATTGCCTATTTTTTTAACTTAAATTTCTTTTCGCTTCACTCAAATAAATTTAATTTAAAAAAATTCCATGGGACACTTACGTTGATGATACATTCGTATGTATGTATCATAATTATATTATACATACTTTTGAATGTATGTCAATACATTTGATTGAATGTGTGATATAATTTGTAGAGATAAACAAATAGAAACCTGCTAAGAAAAATCAATAGGCAAAATGAACAAAGTTGAGAAAAGAAGCAAAGGAAAAAACGATATAGCAAAGCTGACGTTTGAAGGAAGTATTCAAACGCCCGATGAGTA